GTTCCAGCTTCTTTTCGTTACGAAAATCTCCTACTCTTTGATCTTTTTTACCAGGACATTCTACAAATACATCATCTTTTTTATCTTTCGGTGGCACATATTTTCCTGACTGATCTGTTGTATCTACAAACTCTTTCTCCTGTTTATTAGGAGTTTTGGATTCTGTGTAGGTAAACTCATTGGGATTGTATTGTAGTGGTTCAAATGACGGGATAATAAAATTACCACATTCGCTATACGTTCCATATTCATCTTTATCATTATCAATCAGGCTAGGTAAATTATTTCTATGTACTCTTACACAACCTGGTATATCTACTTTTGGTTTATAAATAATATCTAATGTTGGAACGTAAAGCTCCCATACAGGTATTTTTGGAATACTTACTTCTCTTATCTCAATCCGATGTATCTGCGTCATGGTTAGGAAAGTAAACCTCTACATAAGATTCACATTTAGGACAAGAAAGATTTGTAACCATTGCATACTCTTCTGCGAGAATAGGTTTTAGCTCTTCAACGCTATGATCTCCACCCCAGATTAGTTCTGTCTGACAGTGCCAACAATTCATAATTTCATCTTAGGTAAAGCCATAGATGGCCCTGTTGTTTTTGGTAATGCGTTATCCAATACGTTAGGCATCATACCTTTTACATTCCCCAATATTTCGTTCATCACTCTTGCTTTGAACTGTTCTGAAGTTACATACTTGTAACCAAAGTATGCTCCACCGCTCATGGAGGCTACCATTAAAAATGAGATGATACTCAAAATTTGACAGACACGATTTAGCATTATGTTAAAAGAAGTTTTAGTAAAATTAGCAGCACCTCTTAGTCTGACTGTGCTGGCTCTGATTGTTGCTTTAGCTCCACTGTACCTGTTGGCAGGGATTCTTGTTCGATCTTCTTCAACAACATCTCCTTTGCCTGTATCCCACCCTCGATCATCAAAATAGCTTGATTACTTTCCTGTAAAACTTTTTGTGCTTGTGATTGTTTTTGCTTTTGTTTATTAAGTTCTTCTTTCCATTCGAGAAGTTGTTTTTCAATAATAGTTTTCATTCAGCTAAAATTTCTCTAGGTTCTTGTATATTAGGGTCTTTTGGATATTGTGTCATATTTGGAATAAACTTATCATCTTTTTCTGTAGATTGATAAAGAGTTACTAAGGCTGTTATATCAGAACAGTTGTCTATCTCTGTCTCTCTTGTACTGCAAGCAGTTCTAATTGCATCACGATATGTAGATATTGCTGTTGGTATTTCAGTTCCTTTTTCTTGTTTTCTTATAACGTACCAATCATATTTTGCAAGCAAGGATGATGCTGTATCTTTTTCTTCATTTTTTAAAATAGTTTTTAAACCATAAGTGATATGTTGTGTACCATCTTCGTTTTTAATTAAATTGCCAAAATCATCTTTTGAATCTACGTCATCTAAAACTTTCGCTGTTCCATCTTCATAATAAAATTTTGGATCGTAAATTTTAGGATCTTCTACTTCTGTTATACCGATGGCGGTTTTTTCTTCCGCAGAGGATAGATTTAGCCAGTTTGAGGGGTATTGTGTTCCATCAGAGGTTGTAAAAGCAACTCCTGTAGGTAAAATTTTTCCGTTTAATTGAAATGCCATAATAATATTCTACCTTGCTCTTGCGATTTTAAAAGGATTTTCCGCAAAAGCCCAATAAACATAAGTTGCACCACCACCTCCAAATTGACCAGCACCATCTCTAGGCTTAAATCCGCACGAATAAATATCACATCTATCACCACCAGTTATTGAAGATTCTGAATTAGTATTATTTGGTGCTAATTTTCCCCCTCCAACATTAAAAGTATCTCTTGAAGTATCAATCAAACACCAAGTTTCACCACCTGTAATTTTTTTCAACAATATCCAATGAGGTCTAAATCCACAAAATACTAAAGCATTATTATCATTTCCACCTGTTCCTTTATACATACCAAACTTACTATAGCCAGGAATTTCTGCGAATACATAAGCCACAAAATTTCCCCCATTCTCTCCTGTCGAAGCATGAGTTCCAATACTGAAAACAGATGAGGTGGGTTGTGTATCATTAAAAATATTTGATTGTCCAGCTTGCTGATCGCTACTGTTTAGTTGTAAATGAAATTCTTCAGGACTTGAACCTTGATTCATTTGAGCGTGGTAAACTCTCCAGTTTGTATTACCGCTTCCACTATCTCTTCTTTTAATAATATAACTTGATGGTTTAATACCTAAACCATGCCCTATAGTTGCATTTGACCCATTTCCTGAGTAGGTTACTATGGCAAAACCTGCCTCTGGCACGGCTCTTACTTGAGAATTGATACTTCCACTAGTATTTGTAACTGTAGAAGAACCTGCTTCCCAACACCACCCTACATACGTCCCTCCTGATGCGTTAACTGCTGATTCAGTTCCAACATCAAATCCATCAGAATTAAAACCATTAATTAATTGTGAACCACCGCCAACTGATTCTGCGTCAGTGTTGTTTGAGACTAAATAGTTATTAGCACCTAAAACAGTGTTAGATATTATATGAAAACTACTTGAATTTCTTCTTTTCACCCATACCCAATCAGGAGAAAAATCTAAACCTCCTATTGCTTGTTGAGAACCTGTTCCAGTATAAGTTTTTGAAAACATATAATCACTTCCTTTTTTAACATTTGACTCTGCTAAATTTTTTGAATTTAATGCTAAAAATCCAGAAGGAGGTGTATAAGTAAACCCACTTGCACCAAAGTTTGCTTCAAATGTTTGAGTCGCTCCCCCTTGTCCTCCTCCCATACAAAAAGTAAAAAAGTTAGTTGTAGCGTCACCTTTAGTTGTACTTATACTTAATGAACCTTGATAAGAATTATTTTTTGCAAAATTAACAGTCTTATTATCCATATCTAGTTTCACACCAATTATATCGCCAGTATTATATGCAGCTCCATAAGACGAACTACCGCCACCGTCTGTCATCTTATTTCCAGTAGGAGAACTGTCACCACCTAAATAAGCTAAACCAAAACCATCAGATTGAGATTCATTAGTTTGCCTTTCTCCGTCAAAACCAAATATAGAAGCAACTCCAATCATAAAATGAACAGAGCTTTTAGCCGTGCACTTAAACTCGGCATACCATTTACCTGATGAAACACCAAAAGTACAACCTATATTGCTTGCTCCTGACCCTGTAGTTACCTTCATATTGCCATTGCTAAAAGAAGCATTACTTCTGGTTTTTCCTAAATAAGGTGATAAAGTACACCAATTATTTGTGGGGGAATCTTCTACGGAATCATTACCATTACCAGAACTTACAGAAAAATTAGTTGGAGTAAAATTATTGCCGTTACCACTTGAATCTTTACCAAGAGTAGTACTTGATGTGCCAGAATTATCTAAAAAATTTAAATAAAATCCGTTTGTGCCATAACTACCTGTATATTTAATAGGTTTATATTCTCCTGTAGTTGAATCTGTCTCTGCAAAACTGCTAGGCGTTAATTGCTGACCATCAATAAAATTCACCTCTGCCATGTAACCATCAAAATGATTTGAGGTATTAACTTGATTTCCTACTTGATGTTCAATGTTTTTATTTACGGATACCTGATGATTTTGAGAAGGAAAACTACTTGAATCAAAACTTGTTTGTTGTACACCATTTACATAAATTTTTACTCTATTTGATGATGTTCCTTGTGTTGTATCAAACGCAATAATTAAATGAAACCATGCATGAATATCTCTAAATTTAGCTTTTGTCTTTATTTGTGTACTATCTGAACCGTTCTCTACAGTATTAATTTCAAGCCTAAAATCACCCCCATCTCTAAACATAAATTTGAAAAAATCACTGCCACCCGCTCCTGAGAAAAATGCAAGGTGATTATTAGTTCTACCTGACACCTTCAACCAAGCACTAAAAGTAAAAGTTCTCCTATTACCACTACTACCAAAAGTTCTGCTTAAACGTGTGCTACTACCTCTATCAAACCTCAAACTTCTAGCAATTTCATAATCCGTTGCTGCTCCGCTTGCTCCTGCTCGAATAGTATCAAATAAAGCCATTTATTTTATGTCCGCAGTAAAAGCACAATGAATTACTCCACTAGATTTAATTACATAATCTATTCTATCTACTGCATTTGCTCCTGTCGATAAGGTTGGTGCTGTACCTCCTGCAAATTTATAATCTCCATGAAAAGATGCTGTTCTTGAACCACTACCATCTTGCGTTATAAATATAGAACCTGATTGTCCAACGGCATTTCCGTCATTACTTGGATTACCGAAAGTTCTATTTCCTCCTAAAGTAACTGAATGGTGTATTCCAGATGTAAAATCAACCGTTATTGTTGATCCATCAGATAAACTAGAGACACCCGCAGCACATCTTGAGTCAGAACCAAACGATAAACCAGTTGAAAGACTTAACAAACCACTTGCTGAATCATTAGCATCTGATCTTATAAACTGACTTGAATCTACACCATCTAGTGTAGCTGCGTTACCACCATCAGCCGAAGTAATAAAACCAGCACCATTTGTAAGCTGATTAGTGTTAGTGACATTAGTAGCACCACTAGCAATACCATCAAGTTTTGAACCATCAGTTGCTAGATCACGACCATCTACTGTTCCTGACACTGCAATATTTCCTGTAACGCTAACACCCGAAGAACTTGTGGCAAATTTTGAACTACCATTGTGATATAGTTCTACGACTCCTGCTGAGTTAATTAATATATTAAATTTATTATCAGCAGCATTTTTTAACTGAAGAGTACCTGTAAGTATCTTTAAATCACCTGTTCCAGTTTCAGATATAAAACTATTACTACCATCGTGATAAATTTCTAAATCATCACTTGCTCCAAGTTTTATCTTCTCGTTGTCTTCCATGTCAATGGTAGAAGGAGCGATAGTTTGATCTGCTATTAATGCAACTATTTCACTTGCAGATTGATCGGCAGTAGCTCCGCTCTCTATTCCGTCAAGTTTTGTACCGTCATTCTCTATATTTCTGCCATCAACAAGACCTGATAAGGAAATAGAACCTGTAATATCAATCCCATTACTTGTAGTTTCGAGCTTTCGAGCATTATCAAAAAATAGCTCTACATCCCCATTTAAAGTTGCTTTTATGTGTGTTTCTGTATTATCAGAGTTTGTAAGTTTAAAAGTATTTGCACATTGTATTCTTGTTTCACCAGTTTTGCCTTTAATAATAGAATTGCTTCCATCATGTACTAACTCTAAATCCTCACCAGTTCCTAAACGAAGTTCTACACTGTCAGGTAACGTTACTGGTGCAGTTGGATTAATACGAGCTACAGAAAGATTACCTGTCGTTACTATATTTTGAGATCCAAAATCAGGGTCGATCTTTGTACCAACAATTGCTGCACTTGCGTTTATATTTGCATTATCAATTACACCGCTATCAATAGTAAAAGTCGCACCGCTATTGCTAACAGTTATATCTCCTTTATCTCCATCATCAATTCCACCACCTGATACTTTTGCTACTGATCCATCGTCCTTTTTTAAAAATAGTTCACCTGTATCGGTTCTAACGGCTGGTTCGCCTAAAACAAGATCACTAGCACCTGGATCGCTACCGCTTGCTCTTTTAAATCTAATTTGATTAGCCATTGGCTTTTACCTCCTTTGGCTTAGTAAGATCCACCATCTATGTTAAAACTAGATGCACTTTCATTTTCTAAGAATGTAACAAGATCAGATAATGCAACTTGTTTCATCGTTCCAGCATCATTCATAACCATACGATCTGCTGCCGCTAAAGTTGTAGAAGTTGCAGATGTATCACCATCCATGATATTCAATTCAGAAGTACTTACCGTTGCTCCATCCAAGATTGCCACCTCTGTCGAGGTTAAGGCAGCTAAAGCAGCAGAAGCTCCAGATTGACAACCAGATAAATTATCAAGGTCTGCATCATAAGCCTGAACATTCGTTCCAATAGCTAGTCCTAAAGCTGTTCTAGCTGCTGAAGCTGAAGTCGCTCCTGTGCCACCATCAGATATTGCAAGTGTTCCAGTAATTGAACTAGCCGCTAAATCTATTGCAATTTCCGTTGACTCTATTACAAGTCCTCCATTAGCTTTTAAGTCAACAGATAAAGTATTTCCAGACTTATCTAAACCGTCACCTGCTGTTACCTGACCTGCTCCTGAAAACTGAGCAAAAGTAAGATTATTCGTACCTACTACTGCTGATCCTTTGTTGCTAGTGCAAACGAACCCATTATCAGCATTGACAGAACCTTGTTCTACGAAGGTGAACATTCCTGCTGCGTCTGCACCAGCAGCTAAATCATCTGCTCTGGCTGGTGACGATCCAACAATATAAATACCGTTTTGACTTGCTGTTGACTGATCTTTTACAAGAACTCTATCGTTTGTTGAAAGAGTAACACCATCTAAAGTATCTCCATTATTAAGTGCAGTAGCTATTGTTATGTTTCCTGTAGTAGCTGCCACACAAGAACCTTTAACATCAAGTCCCTGCGAAGTAGCCTCAACAAAACCTTTAGTAGCTGCGTCTTGAGCATTAACAGGGTCGGCTACGTTAGTAATTGTTTGGCTATTTAATGAGACCGAAGCTGTTGGTGCAGCCATCTGATCTAATCTATTTGCTCTAACACCTGTATCGAAGTCTGAAATTTTTGTATGGGCTAACGAAGGCACATCAGCAGCTACCATTGCTCTGAATGTTGCAGCACCATTACTACCATTTGGTGCAGCTAAAAATGTATTTTGTGTTCTACTCGTAAATAAATCAGCAAAACTACCAGAACCACCAATCGCTTCAATAGTTGTAGCAGAACCTCCTGCTCCACCCGTTCCAATACCCACAAATAGCTTTTTACTGCCTTCTGCAAAAGCTAATTCAGCATTTTCTAAACTTCCTGGTGCTGAAGAACCTGTGGATCGTTTAATTCTGATTGTGTTAGCCATTTTTAAAAGTTTCCTCCGTCAACAAGTGAAAGTTTAGTAGTTGTGTTATCTGCTTTTATGGTATCAGAAGCAGCGTGATAGTACAGAACTGCATCATCAACCTTGCCAGATATATCAAAATTAACACCAGAAATAGCAGGACCTTGTGGACCTTGCGTTGTAATCTCAACTGTAGTTACATCAGAAACTTGACTAACTACAACTTGATTAGGATTGCTCATGCTGTATAACCTTCACTTATAAATAGTTTACCCTCTAAATAATAGTTTTTGCTACCCGATCCATCTGTTAACAATACGTCATAAAATAAAATACTTGGGGTAAAGTTAGCGGTATCAGTATCAGCTAAGCTCATATCAATAATTCCGTTAGCCCTATCTGTATATGTTATCGCCCAATCAGCAAACTTTGTACTTCGATCTTCATTATAAACTTGTGCTGCAACAGTAAATCCAGTTAAATTTATTGCTGATCCAGTAGAGTCCTTAAAAGTAAGACGAATAGGAAAATCTGCTCTTCTATCTACAGTAAAATTCTTTTTTCCAGGAATAATTGCCATTTATTTTACATCTAAAGAAACAGAACAATGAATTACATTGCTTGCTTTTATTATATAGTCAATTCTATCTGAAGCATTAGCAGTCGCAGATAAAGTTGGTGCAACTCCCCCTACAAATTTAAAAGCACTATTAAAACTTGCAGTCCTTGATCCTGTTCCGTCTTGTGTTATAAATATTGACCCACTTTGACCTACGACTTGATTGCTAGGTGCAGCAAAGGTTCTATTACCAGCCAAAGTAACAGAATGATGACAGGCAGTAGCCATATCAATATTAATTGTCGAACCATCAGATAATGCTGTAATATTAGCGGCCGCTCCACCAGTAAGAGATAAACCACCTGATACAAGTTCTAATTTGGTAGATCCACCTAATTGTAATTGTAAATTACCTGCACCAGTTTCATTAATAATAGAGTTGGAACCAGAATGACTAATTGTAAGGTCGGAAGAATCTCCGAATACTAACTTTGCATTATCCGCAAATTCAAAAGCATTATCAGATTTATCCCATGTGACATTATAATTATCGCCTTGAAAAGCTACATCAACTGTTGTTAATGTGCCTGTCATTGTTCCACCTGATACTGGTAATAAACCTAAATTTGCAGAATCTATATTGCCTATTTCTGTAAATCCATTATTACTGCTATTTCTTATTTTTAAAATTTTTGAAGTTGTGTTTAAGAATGGCATACCAGCAACACATTGACTTGTAGTTAAATCACTTGATTTAGAATTACAGGATTGAATTGCAGCAAAAACATTATTAAGATCAACTCTTACATTTGCTCCAGATGCGTTTTCTATTGTATAATTTGTTACATCAGCCATAGTTAATAACTATTTTCCTCCATGTTAACCTCCTTTGCCGAAACCAACAGCACTGTAGGTAAAGTTCCTATCAATACTAGCATTACTTGAGTTTTTAAAATGAACTGTAAAACCAGTTCCAGATATACTTGAAAGCTCAAAGAAATCGCCTGTAGCCATATTTTGAGGAGAAATATTAACAGAGGGTAGAAAACTATTAAGATTACCGAGTGCAGACGTTCCAACAAAAAATGGTGCTGTGAATGTTACTGCTTTTGCTCCTGCTCCAGACGCTATGACAGATGACTGTTCAGTCCTAGAAGGCATAGTAGCTGTGTATCCTGCTTGTTGAAGATTCATGTTTTGTGCTGTATCTTCTGTGCTTAAAGTAATTCTAAATTGAAATCCTCTACCTTTAAAAGTTCCATTAGCAAAATCATTAAAAGATGTATATGTAGGTGAACCAGAGGGATTATCAGTTGTAGTTCTAACAGCTATTTTTGCGTTTACATCATTAGCAATAGTTCCATCAAAGTCTGTCCAAGTATCTATATTTTCTGTTCTATTATCAAACTGATCTCCTACATAGAAGCCAGCACCCTGAAAATGACGTTTTAAAGTAAGAGAGAATGTGCCACCTAAATCAAGAGTATCTACAAAATCATAAGTACCACTTGCATTTGCGGTCGGATTTGTAAGTTTCAATCCACCAAGACTTGAATCAAAGGTAACATTAGATTTCGCTCCGTTATACGGTGTGCTATCAGTATCTTCTCTATCAGTTTTAACAATAATAGAATCTAAAATATCAACACCAGACAAAGCTACACTAGTAGCATTTGCACTGAATCTACCACCATCGTCTTGAAATTTAAGGAGATAAGTTCCTTCTAAAGCAGGCACAATAACTTCTGTTGTGTTACCAGCTACAGCTTCAATAACATCTTGTGCAGATTGAAACGTAGCTGCACCTCCAGTTTGATTGGTATGCCTTACATAAACACGACCACCATGCAAAACATCAATAGCAGTTGCTTGTTTAAATCTAAGTCTTACAAATTGTTCATTTATAGGTTCAATCGTTAGATTAGTTACATCTTCAGGCAAAGCGGTTTTTCCAAAAGCAGTAAATGTAAAAGTTGTTGGTTGTGCGGAGGGTTCAAGTGAAGAGTTTATACTAAAAAGTTTAAATTCGTATTCACCCTGTAAAGAATCTAATATTTGAAATTCAGTAGTTTTTGATTTTAAAGTTATAAAATTACCATCATCTAATCTGTAATTAAGTTCATATTCTACAGCTCTTGGAACAGAATTAAAATCTATATTTAATCTCGTTCTTGCAACATTACCATCTACAAAAAACTCCTCTACAACATTCGGCAAACCAGGAGCTTCAACTGTTTCATTCAATACCGTAATATTACGAACAGGAAGTGGAGTGCCATCTTCAATAAAAGCATATTTACCTGCGTTATAGGTTGTTGCCGTAACAGCATAATTATCTTTATCTTCTGTAACTGAAACAACTCTCCATTGTGTAGTTTGTAAAGTTGTATTTTGTAAAATCCAAACGCTGTTTGAATTTGGAGCAGTATCGACTAAAGTACCGCTTGAATTTTTCATTTGAAAACTTTCACCACTAGCAAGTGTTATTACTGCACCACTTATCGAAGCTACATTTTTAGTGCTTACCGTTCCATCAGGCATTATTACGCTTAGTGTCGGGCTATTTGTTTCATCTAAATCTGTTTCCGTGTTGTTATCTACAGTGACAGTTGTGGTTGTAGCAGATTTTATTCTGCCTCCTCTTCTTACCCCTGCTTTTACTGGATCACTTACTTCTATGACTTGACCTGGCTTAACTATAACTCCTTCAGCTAATCCAGTTGCAAAATTTATAGTTTCTGAAGAATTTTGTTCTTCAAAAAGAACAAATCGTCCTAATCTTCTAGCCTGATTTCTTGATGAACAAGCAAAACCTGTGATTTTTTTATGAATAATTCCATATTTATTTTTGGAGGCAGTATCTTCAACAGTTTCAAAATTTAATTCCTGATTCTCCATATCAAAATAAGAGATGGAAACAACAGTTGATCTTGTTTTTAAGCTAGTTCCAGAATATACAAAACCTTCGGTAGTTACATTCGACAGATTGAATAAATAACTTGCATCTGTGGGTCTATCTTGCGTAAGGATAAGAGATCCTGCACTCCAAAATGTCATTCCTCTCATTACAGAACTAAGATTCATTACTGTTTTAAAAGCATCTTCTCTCTTTTGAAGTACTACATTACAACTAAATCTAGGTTCTTGACCTCCATCCCCATCATCAACTAATTCAGAAGAATATAGAGAAGCACTATAAAAAGCAAATTTATCAAGTTGAGCCTCAGTAATATGTTCTCCTAATCCATATCGACTACTTGTTAACAGATCAAATAAGATCCAAGCTGGATCTGAACACCAATGAGTAGTAGTTGTAAGAGTTCCGTTAAAAGTACCACTGTAAATTAATCTTCCATTAGTCTGATCTACAGTTGCATTATGTGGAATTTTAATTTTTATTCCACGAATCCTATACATCCTTTGCGGAACACTAGAAAATTGTTCTGCATCAAGACGCAAATAAAGATGAGCTATATCTGGGTAGGCTCTTCGTTCGTCAATTATTGTTGTAAGAGATGCCCATGAAAAGGTATCTGTTACTCTTTCACTTGTACTGTCAGCAGTACTTCTTCCAACTTTAACTTGAATAGGGAAAGAAGCACCTTCTCTAATAGGAATTACAAAGTCTCTACTATATGAGCTTCTTGATCTTCCCCTTACTTCAAATTCGGACACCTGAGTAGGGATTATTCCAAAAAGACCACCAGGTTGAATTGAAGTTTTACCTCCTTGATCCTTGTTAAATAAAGAAACAGTCCCATCATTTTCAGTAATTTCTATAAATACATCAACGGTAGTTCCTAAGTTCTTCCCATCCTTTTCATTAATAGCGACCAAACCATCAAAACGAATTGTGACTCTAATAGCATCAATATTAGAATCATTTACAGTTCTTGTTACTGGTAGTGCATTAGTTACCTGTACTCCTACAGATGTTTCGTTTTCAATCTCACTAATAGCTTTTATATGGGTTTGAGTAGACGTTCCGAATCGAGGCTCAAATTTTATACTTTGAAAATTAAAATCACTAGTCTGTATATTACTTGGATCTGCACTTGGTCTTATAATTGGTGTTTTATCTAAAAATATATCTTTTAAAGCTGCTTGAGAGTAAGCGTCAGTTCCTTTCGTTAATCCTGCTGCTGATGGAAAACCCTCAATTTCTCCTTCACTTATAACTTCGATAAGGTTGATAGCTTGCCTACTCTGCAAAGAACCTAAAGTTATTGTTGCAGTGCCGCCTCCACCGCCAAACCACTTAAACGGGTTTAGTTGAATCTCTTTTCGTCCTGCTCCAAAATGTATTTCAGGTATTCTAAACATAATTATCCTGAGTAATCGTCTGTATCAATACCGCCTGATACAACAAGCGATCCAGTAAATATTTCACCGTAGACAACAGGTATAGCAACACCAGCTCTTATGGTATTTTGTACTCCATTAAAAGTAAAACTAGACGGATCGTCAGATCCTCCACCAAGTTCTTCCGTTGGAGTTAACATTTGTGCTGCACCTGTTAGTGCTAAGTATATACCTATGTTTCCTGCTGCTGCTAAAAGTGCTCCTCCACCAGAAGTTCCAAACATAAAGGCACTTGTGCCCTGTCCTAACCCTAAACCCACTGTGGGAGCAAAAATGGCTGCTCCAATTAAAACTGCTCCAAGTAAAAATCTCCCAAAACCTCGTTTTGCTCCCATAATTACTGGTACGATTCTTATTTCTTGACTTCCTGTAGGAATATCCAACTCAGTCTCATTAATCTCATAGTCTCCTACTTTTACACAATAGTTTTGTTCCATCATGTGCGATTCTAAACTAGGAAAGTTTGCTATCAAAAATTTAAAAGCATCTGTAGGAGATGATATTTGTGCTTCAAAGGTACGCTTTCCCAAGAATCGAGCCAATCTACCGTAAACTTTTATCTTACTTAGCATAGCGATACCTCTTCTTTGTACAGTCTATATGTTCTTGATCGTATAATTCTCTACAACTAAGTCTTTTCACACAATGTTGAAAAATAGTTTGATTTCCTAAATACAAAGCCACATGATCTAATTTACCTGTGTTTGTTGTGTCCATAAGAAGAACATCACCCTCTTCTAAATCTACCGTATCTTCCAATTGAACAAAACCAGTTAAGGGTAAACCGTGCTCAAATAACGGATTCTTTGAAAACTCTTTTGGACTTTTTGGTCTTTGCCAATGTTTTAATTTAATGTTTCTGTTTTCCTCATACCAATCGTGTATTAAACTCCAACAATCCTGTACTCCCCAAACCCATTCTCTACCAATCAATCCTTTCTTATAACCAGAAGGTTTAAAGTAATGCCATTGTTTTGTTTCTGGAGTAACAATATAAAAAGGTAAATCTAAATATTCGCAACTGGCTAAATCAGCCTCACTAGGATATGGTGGATGATTTGGATGGCTATGTATTATTGCTATGATCTCAGCTTCATCTTCAACTTTCATCCAATCATCAGGATCTAAAATAAAATGCTCGCCCTGTTCTTCAGCAATATTTTTACAAGGATAATATTTTTCTTTACCTTTATAAATAGTCAATAAACCACAAGTTTCATGTGGTAAATTTTTCTGGGCGTGTTCTAAGGCAATATCTTTCCAACTCATCTTAAAATCCTAAAAATGCTCCTATACCAGGAAAAATATCTTTAGTAGCAATTCTTTGTGGTAGTTTTACATTTACTAAATCTAAAGCAGATTGAGCTTCCCATGTAACTATATCTCTTGACTCCGTAACTTTACGATCCAGGAAATAAATCTCCTGTGGAAACTCTGCCGTAGGATCTGGTGTGCCGAAAGGATTTGTACCTCCTGTAAAATTTGCAGCATCTAAATATCTAGCAAGTGTTCTTATTCTCCTAAACTTTGCACCATTTAAGTCATTTCCTACAGTGGTTTCATTTACATCCTGAATTATGCCTGTGATCGTTCCAAAAACATTACTTACTGAAATTTTTGGTCTAGGCAAAGTGCCTGTAGATCCAAACTCAAATCCAGTACATTCAATAGGGAATCTTAGATATGAATTACCATCCCAAACCATTTCTCCATTAGCGTTTAAATTTGCACCATTATGAAAACGAAATACAGTATTAACTCCATGTAATGCGGTAACTAATTCAATACTAAATAGTTCAATAATTGATCCAGGATTGATTGACTGTAATTCTGAAACTGGTATTCCCATTATGGTTCAAATACCTCTCTGAAAGTAACCTGTACCCTTGCTCTGTTTAAGTATGGGATTGATTTATTCCAGCCCTCACAAACAAACTTTGATGAACTGGCTTCTCCAGGTGGTGTAAAAGTAAAACTGGCATTATCAACTGCTCTAGCATCTAAAAAGGTTTCAATCGTATCTGCATCTGTTTCTGATACTTCAAAAGTTAAATTGAATATTTTAGGATTTTGATTTAATCCAAAAGTAGTACGCTGTTCATAACCATCTCCAAATTGAATAGTTCTTATGTTCGGTTCAGATCTTTTCTGAACTCCGTAGGTAGGGGTGATTGAGGGGAAGGTAGGCATTATGCAAGTAAACCTCCAGGTCTTTTCTGTTGTATTAATTCAGATTGTACTGCAACTGAGATAAGACGACCAAGTTCTCTGCCCTGCTGCTCATCCCCTTCAACAGATGAACCAGAAGCATCTACGTTTACAACTACATTTGTAGAACCACCAAGAGCATGATTGGGTGTAATCATTCCCGATACTCCAGGTGTGAATAATTCTGGGCCACGTTCTCCAACAACATAACTACCACCTCGTTTTACTGGCCCACCTTCTGCTTTAAAGATACCTAGAAGTCCGCCTGTTATAGATCCACCACCTACGTTTCCGAATATTGCCATATTTAGTGCTGCATCAGCTAATTTATCGACTACATTTCGTAACACATCATTTAAAGACTCAGTTCCTTTTATTAGACCTTTAATTCCGTTGCCTATATCTATTGTTATTGTGTCTCTTAGTTTTTCAAAGGCATCTAAAGTTTGGGTCGCTGCTTCGGTAAGATCGTGTGTTTTTTGTAATTCTTGATCTAAACCTTTTACCTGGTCATCTATAGCATTTTTTTGCTTTATTAAAGTATCTAATCTGGTTTGTTCATCAACACTTAACACATCTCCCTGCTCTTTCTTTTTCTGTAATTGATTTATCTCAAAGTCCAATGCTTCTTTGCTAATGCTTGCCTGCTTTTCTATTTCAGCTACAGTTTTAGCTACTTCGGGATTTAAACCGCTTCTCCTCAATTCCAGTATTCTTGCAGTAAGTTCTTCCTCTTTTTCATTAGCACTAATTAGAGAATCAAACTTTTCAGTTAATTGTGCTGCTTCCACTTCGGTATCTGTTATTACTTTAAATCTCTGCTTATCTAAATCTAATAATGCTTGAGCTTTAATAGTTTCCTGAGATTGACCCATTCGCGTACTACCCATAGCACCAGGTAACTCAACTAAAGGTGTATTATCTATTGCAGTTTGTCTTGCTTCCAATGCTAATGCTCTTGGATCATTTCTAGCGATTCCCAACTCCACGGCACGATCAGCAGCAGCTTCCTGCAAACCTTTTTGGATACCTAGAGTTTTATTTACGAAATTAAGTAGTCCTGCTGTAAATGCTCCTATTCGGGTTATGGCAATGGCAAACTGATTGTTCATTAATCTAGTTGTCTCACCAAATTCACTTAAAGCATCAACACCCCTCTCACCTATCTGCACATTCATTACCTGCATAGCTGCATTGAAAGCTGCTGTCTTACCTTGTGTTTTTTCAAGCATCTGTATGCGAGCTTCTTCTGCTGAACCCTGCAATCCCAAAGCTGTTGTAACTGCATCAGTATTCTTTGCAAATGGACCTAATGCCTTACCTAATTCACTGATTCCACTAATAGCGTTCTGAATTTGCTGGACTATTGCAGTTGCAGCGATACCTCCTGCAAATCCACCCATTGTTCCGAACATTCCACCGATACCACCACCTAGACCACCAGCTAACGCACCCACTGGACCTTGCCCAAATAACAGAGGAAACGCACCACTTATCAATGCACTCTGAGTATCAAATCCTTGAGTTGCTCCCAACCTACTCATACCTGCAAAAAACGGATTATTCATAAATGTTCTTCCGCCTTGTGCATTACGAGACTGCCTATCAGATAACCTACTGAAATCACCTTGAGGAGATATGGCTGCGTTTAACCTTTGACTTAATCTTTGTGCTTCCTTATTTACTTGTTTTGTTTCTAAATTAAGATTTTTTGCGATTGCTTTACCTTCATCAACTTTAATTTTGACTATATCCTTACCTAAACTCAGTGATTTCTTTCTGTTCAATATTGCTTGCTGTTGATCTAATTTAGTTTTTTCGTTCATCTTCTTCAAAGCCTGTTGCACAGGAGATGCAGAAGATAATGGATCGTTAAGAACAGTAGCTATGTTCGAGGGAGATCCTGTCTGACCAGGCTTACCAAACACGGGAGATGTTATACCTGTAGATAACGCAGTTTGTTTCTGTTTCTGCTCAGTTATTTTTGTTTCATTTATCAGTTGATTTTTAGCAAGTATCACACCTTTTTCACGTTTTTGTATCATCACTTTTGCCATATCTACTTCTCCTCTTCGAGCCACCGCTATTGCAGTGTCTAATTTCTCTAATTGTCCTTTTATATTTACTCCGTCTTTTTCCAGTTTTAGTAGCTGTCCTTTAGTTCGTAATGCTCTATTTTCTGTGGTTAATATTGCTATCTCTTTTTTAAGAAGTGCATCTGTATTACTTAATGCTTTTTTTGCTTTAGTATTTTGAGTTTTTCCTAAATCTTTTATCTTACCTCCGACAGTATTTAAGTCTTTAGTAATACTTTTAGTATTCAGTTTTATATTTACTTCGTATTCGGCTGCCACTAATTTTTTCCAAAAGTACAGATATTAAAAGTTTAGCGTACTTTGCGGATTTGAGCTTGTCTCCTTGCCTTTTCGTAGGCTTCTTCTTCACGTTCAGCTTTCAAGGTAAAGTAAGCGTTCCAAGCATACAGTTCTTTGACTGACATCTTTTCCCGTAGTTCTTTGTAGGTTAGTTTTAATTGTTCTGCTACAAAAAATTGTAAATAAACAAAATTATCCTGCTTCAGTTGTGCTTTTTACGGCATCGGGGCTTTCCTCCTCACCCACTCCCTGCATCTTGGTCATAATATCTATCAAAATAGACATTGGTATTTCTCTTCTTAATGTGGGTAAATCTGCTGCTGTAAACATTTTTGCACCTGATTCATCTTCGGCCTTTGTCACTAAAACTTGCAGAGAAAAGTCAAGATTACCTTCTTCTTTACCTTTGTTCATGGCTACTAATGTACTGTTTATAGTGTCTCTGTCAGATATAGTAAGTGGTGACCAGAATATCTTCAAAATGGGTTTTCCATCCTTAGTAATGAAGTAACTACTGCGTTCTTGAACACTAAAGGCTTTCTTTAGTTTGTCGATTGCTCTTTCTGGAGACATAAAAATCTGTATCTATTCTTGTAGTATATATCAAAGTCAACCGTATGACTTTCTTACACTAAATCCTACCTGTGAAAAACCTTCATCAAGATCACCTTCTAATGCTGTTTTTAAATAAACATCGTACCAATCAGGTTGGTTGGGTATGGGAGTTGTTCTTGCGTTTTGTTCAAATAAATCTTCGTACATCATTCCATCTGTTTGGCTTCTTTTCTGGTTTATGACAAAGGCTGCATAATCTGTTTGGTTGCCTACATAAAGAGCTTCAGATAATGTAGTCATTATTATTTCTCCTTTCTTCGGAATTTTTGGGCCTGAAAACTCCCCTCTGGGTATAGTCGCAGCAACACGACTTCCCTTTTGTACTTTCCAGGATCTATTAAAAGTACCTGTCCAAAAAGGACTTCTATGCTGTAATGAAAATTGAATTTCTGATGCAGAGGAACTTTTACCTAATAAAATTGCATCTTCAAGATCAGCTACCAAATGCTTTATATCTCTAACCATTGGCACTAAAAGTACAGTTGATGACACTCATAAAATGACTTTGCTGCTCTGCTGTTACAGAAGTGGGTCCATTAATCTCTCCTACTCTCGGACTGACAGAAAAAGTATCTGTATAAGTAGAGGCATTTACTGATGTTAATCCATCTATCAAAGATTCAGCTACAGCAGATGCTACAGCAGTTCCCTTGTTCATAGGTGTCATAACTGCACATCTTATTGTTCCTGCGTAATAAGTTTTAGCTGCACCCTGCGGTTGTGTAGTAGACTGTGTGAAGTCTAAGTTTACCATTACATATTTTTTATTTTTACCTGGGGTAGTAAAAGGAGTATTATCAAATACTACAGTAACAGTCGGATCGGCTGCCTGAACTGTGTCTAGGATTGCTGTTTCAAATGCTGCTCTTGCGTTTACTAAAGTCATTAGAAAATTACATCAATGCGGAACAGGTATTCCTGTCCTCCCTTTAATGTGCGAATATCTGTTATCTTAGCTCCTCTTGTCGATCCAGAAAATGTAAGAGTTATTTCATCTTGAAGTAATGGCTGATTATCACCTATAAGATCTGGTGTTATATAGAGTCTTGCTACATTTTCCTGAAACCCAGATTCTTCTGTGGATTCCACAAATTCGATAGGCACTTTTATTGTGTAATTTGTGTCTACTGTTATGTACTCTCCTGTGGCATTGTTATAACTAGATACGCCCTTTCGTGTATAAATAATTGAGGTGTCTAATGAGTTCCCAAGTTGAGCCACTACTTGTTTGGCAATCTGTTTAAATGCTGAGTCTAATTGTCCTGCCATTATCCTCTAACCGCCCTAAGTTGAAAAGTTCCTGCTCCGCCTAAAATATACGCTCCAAGATAACTTTGAAGCCACGGGTAAACATCAAGAATATTATTTATAGATCCTGTACCCTGACTATCGGTATTATATTTTACCTGTATATCTCCTAATTTAACTTCACTAAAATTACCATCTTTACCAGTAGTGCCAGTTATCGCTCCTGTGTCATTTGCCAACGCTCTAGCTAATTCAAACTGTGCATATTTAATATTCTGAGGAATAGCAGAACAAGCAAGCTCCACTCCGTCAACCTGATAATTATTTCTTGGGAACTTTAATGCCTGCCCAGAATCACATCTATCTCCATAGAATACAAATCCATCAATCCATCTGGTAGCTGATATTAATGATCTATTCTTTTGATCGTCTGTCTTATCTGTCCAGGTCGAAGAATCTGGAACGGTTTCAAAATAACTATTAGCTTCAGTCAAAGTGACATAGCTATTAGCATTAGCTCCTTTTATAGTTGCATCTATAGTTGCTGCCACGATTAATAATTAATTTTAGTTTTATTGTAGCGTAAAGAAAAAACCCCACCAATATTTGATGAGGTTTCGTTATGACCGATTAAATACTATTAGGAAATAGTAGATGTATCAAGTGGTGAGTTGACGATTAGCTCAACTATAGGAATTAAATCTACATCGTATGTAGCAGCCCAGTTGTTTGAGTTCATCAAAGCAGCATTTGTTGGGTTGTCTGTAGCAGCACTCCACTTAGTACCCATGATGTGATAAGCACTATGGTAATCAACA